AATTAAACAATTAATTAAACAATTTATTAAACAATTAATTAAACAATTTATTAAACAATTAATTAAACAATTTATTAAACAATTAATTAAACAATTTAGTTTAATTTTTATTTAAAAAATAAAGATTAAACTATAAATATGGATGATTTTACATTATCAACTATTATTGAATCAAAAAACGAGTGGTGTGCTAGATTGACTAATACATTGGCACCATGTATTATAGAAGGTTTAAGGTCCGTTTTTTCAGAAGCCTATAATGTATGTAAAGAAAACGATGAAGACTCCAAATATTTAATGACATTTCAAAATTTTTTAAATAATATACCAAAATGGAGTTCTGAAATAGTTGAAAATGAGAAACAAAGAATAATTACATCAAGCGCATGTAACTATTTAGAAGATTTATTATCGTGTGTTCATATTACTCAATTAAAATCATTAACATCGTCACGAGTAGGATTAAAACAAAAGAAAATTAATATAGATATACCTGATTTAGGTAAATTTATTCATAAAACATATATAAATGTTGCCAGAAAAGTATATGTCAATATATATTTATTTGAACTAAATATAAAACCATTACAAATACAAAAAAATAATAGAGAATTAGAATTAATAGTTAAAGAGTGTATTTTAAATACAATTAGAGAGAGTATTCCTATTGAGCATATATTGCAAATGTATTTAGATGAAACACAAGAGACAGATGTTGAGGTGGAAGAAAAGAAAGAAATTGTTACAGATAAAGAAGCATTGGAAAAACTTAATAAATTGAAGGAAGCAAAAGAATTGGAAAAAATTAAGAAAGATGCGCTCGAAAAAATAAAAGAAGAAAGCAAAACAAATTTAAAGAACGCACTTAAAAATGCTACAAAAGATTTAAATGAAGATAATTTAGATATAGTTAAAAATAATAAAGGTTCAAATATTAGCTCGCTAGTATCAAAATTAGAGTCCACTTATAAGGATGAATCTAATGATGAAAAAAATAGTGAATCTAATAACGAGTCAGATAATGATACTGAAGATAATTATAAATTAAAAATAGATAAAATGAAAGTTCCGGCAAGTGAATTAAATATTAAAAATATAAAAAATGACCCAGATGAAATAGATTTAGATATTTTAGATTTAAAAACTGAAATAAGCACCGATGATGAAAAATCTGATTTAGATTTAGATATTGAAGAATTATAAATTTATAACTTAATTCGTTATATATAAAAAATTCATTTATTTTATAATAATAAATGAATTTTATATTACCCTCAATAGCAATTAGTATTATATTTATGATTTATAAAATAATAGATATGAAATATATAACAAAAGAAGAAAACTCATTAAAAGACATAACAAAAGATAGTTTAATAGTATTTTTATGTAGTATGATTTCAATGTTTGGTTTAGAACAACTTAATATTAATGAAATAATAGGCAATTCAAAAGAATCACTAAGTGCTTTTACAAATGAACCAGATTTTTAATAAAATATTATATATTTTGTAATTTATTATAAAATATATAATATAAAAATTTATTACGCCATATTTGGAATCTCATCAATATTAAATATTGCTTCTGGATTGTTGATTTTCTTTTTTGCTATTACATAATTCTCAAATATCGGTTTTTTTAATACATTCTGTGGCGTATGCTTATGAACATTGCGCGCTATCATTTTATATAATTTGAAATCAGGGTATCTCTCAGAACCATCATTTTTATACAAAATATTTTTATTTTTATCATCAAAAACCCATTCAATCATTAGTTTTTTAATAGGGGATTTTAATTTTTTTATATCCTCCAAATCATCAATAAAATAATCAAACAAACTACATCCTAATCGACATAAATCAAAACTATAATTAGGGTCTAATCGCGGTTTATTTTTATTTAAATAAGGTTCACAATTATATTGGGTAGCAGCATCTCCATCTTCAGAATAACTATCACTACATATAAATTTATTTTTAAATCTATAAATTGCTCTTCCAAAATCAATTATTTTATATATTTTGCCAAATGTGGGAACTTTATAATGGCTATTGTTAAATTTATAATACAAATATTTCTTTTCGGTTGCTATATAAACTATGTTATTTGTATGTAAATCATTATGAGTAAAATGGAAAACTTTTTGATATGTAATTAATGTAAATAATATTTGTAAAACAATAGATTCCCATTCATCATCTTTAATTTTTTTACTTGAAATATAGGAGTCTAGTGTATCCTCGCAACATTCTAATACTATAATTTCAACAGGAAATTTATCTATTGAACAAAATATTTCTTCACCATCATCATAACTTTCCTCACTACTTGATTCATCTGAATCGGTTGTATTTGTATGTAATGATTCTGTATTTGATGACCTAGAAGAACATGATGCAGAATTAGTTGTTTCATTTTTGCTTGTATTATGATTACTTGATTTTCTAGAAGATTTATCTAAAATATCTAGATTTTCATATGTCAATTCTAATTCTTCTGGAATTAAAGAGTTATTTTCTAAACATGTTTCTTCAAGATTAGTTACTTCAAGATTAGTTACTTCAAGATTAGTAATATTTAAATCTTCACTTAAGTCTTCTATTAAGTCTTCTATATTTACCTCATTGTTGCTAATACTATTTATTAATAGTGATTTTTTATATTTATTAGTTTTGCCAAAAATATTTTTTATTTTTTCACTTCCTTCTAGTTTAAATAAGTTATTTATATGCTTATGAAAATTATCAGACTCATTTAAAAATTCTAAGTCTTCAGAAATATTGACTTTAAAATTATTTTTAATTCCTAAAAATGCGCCATAATAATTTAATCCATTATAGAAACTATAGTTGTTTAATAAGCAACTAGATAAAAATGAAAAAAAACCATCAATATATGCTGAGTTATTTGGATCCAATATTTTTTTATATTTGTTATAATATTCGCTATTACTAGTTTCATGTTCATTGTTATATAATTTAGGTAATTCTAAAATATTATAACAATTATCATATTTTCCTAACATATATTTAACTGGGTCTATTAATGGACTAAATTTAATAAAAATATTTTTGCATAATTTATTATTACATAAATCACATATTGTGCCTACAAATTTATTATAATTAATTTTATTTGTTATAGCTTCTAATTTATAACTATTATTTAGATTAATAGTATTATAATTATTACTATTTAAATCAAAAAATTGGTTATATAATGGAAAATAATTTTGTATATTTGTTATATCCAAAAATTCAGTATTGCTAATTGTTTCAAAAAGTTGCTTGTTATTATTTTTTCTATAGTTTAATTCCATTTAATAAATTAAATATACTTATTTTTCTTATTTATAACACAATTAATATTTTTAAATATTACTAAATATTATTTACTTTTTTCTAAATATTACTAAATATTAGATTATTTAGTTTAAATCCTAGATTATATAATATTATTATTAAACAATAATGACATTAGAATTAAAAAAATTTGATATTAAAACTATTAGTTTTAGACCAGATGAAAATAAAGGTCCTGTAATTGTTTTAATTGGTCGTCGCGATACAGGTAAATCATATTTAGTAAGAGATCTTCTTTATTATCATCAAGATATACCAATAGGAACTGTTATTAGTGGAACTGAAGCAGGCAATGGTTTTTATGCTGAACATGTTCCAAAACTTTTTATTCATGATGAATACAATACTGCTATTATAGAAAATATTTTAAAAAGGCAAAAAACAGTATTAAAACAAGTAAAAAAAGAAATAGAAGTTTATAAAAAATCAAATATAGATCCTAGGGCATTTGTTATTTTAGATGATTGTTTATATGATGGTAGTTGGACTAAAGATAAAATGATGCGTCTACTTTTTATGAATGGGCGTCATTGGAAAATAATGCTTGTTATTACTATGCAATATCCTTTAGGTATTCCCCCAAATTTACGTACAAATATTGATTATGTTTTCATTTTACGCGAACCATATATAGCAAATAGACGACGAATTTATGAAAATTATGCAGGTATGTTTCCAACGTTTGAAAGTTTTTGTCAAGTTATGGATCAATGTAC